CGGGATAACAACCAATTCCCTATCATCGATTTAATCAACCGTTTACAGGTAAAACTGTAAACATAGGAGTAACAAATGGCAAATAGCAATACACAAGGCTTTGGCTTAATTCCCGTTGGAACATTAGGCAATACTCCTTCCACACAAGGTCAGTCAGCTTATAAGATTGACGCAGGATATAGCGCCGCTGTAATTTATCACGGTGCACCTGTTGTCTCAGCTGCTGGCTACGCTACGGAAGGAACTGTTGTAACAACTGGAACCACAGCTAACTTTGGTGTGTTGAATGGCATATTCTACAATGCGGCTACAACTTTAAAGCCGACATGGGCGAATGGCTATCTTACTGCAATTACTCCAGCAAATAGCGAAGATACTACGGCGTTTGTTTTAGATAACCCATTTCAATTGTTTGAAATTGCAACCGATGACGCGATTACACAAGCGGGTCATATGGAAACATACAATATGAATGCGGTGTCAGGTAGTACTACTACTGGACAATCTTCAAACACGTTAGATATCAATAGCACAAACGCAACAAATTACTCATGGAGACTTGTTAGGCTCGCAGACGATCCTAGCAATAGTGACATTACAGCAGCTTACACTTCTGTAATTGTTCAATCCAATCTTAATGAGTTTTTGCGTAAAACTTAATAGGAGCATATAGACTATGGCAATATCAAGAGCACAGCTAGTTAAAGAACTAGAGCCAGGCCTGAATGCACTATTCGGGCTGGAATACAAGCGGTATGAAAATCAACATGCTGAGATATACGTACAAGAATCCTCTGACAGGGCTTTTGAAGAAGAAGTCATGTTATCTGGATTCGCGAACGCCAATGTAAAAGCGGAAGGGCAAGGCATATCATATGACGAAGCTCAAGAAACTTTTACAGCACGTTACACTAATGAGACAATCGCTCTAGCATTTGCGATAACAGAAGAAGCTATCGAAGATAACCTCTACGATAGAATCGCTTCTCGTTATACAAAAGCTTTAGCAAGATCTATGTCGAATGCGAAACAAGTAAAAGCAGTCAGTCCATTAATTAATGGATATGGCACTTTTAAATCAGGCGACGCTGTCGTTCTGTTTAGTACATCGCATCCTACAATAGCAGGTACTTTTTCGAACAGATTAAGCACTGCAGCGGATCTTAACGAAACGTCATTGGAGCAGTCTGTTATAGACATCGCTGCGATGACTGACGAGCGAGGACTTAAAATTGCGGCAAGACCGACGAAATTAATAATTCCGTCAAATTCGCAATTTATTGCTGAAAGATTATTTAAATCTCAAGGCAGAGTGGGAACAGCTGATAACGATATCAATGCACTCGTAAGTATGGGAGCAATCCCTCAAGGTTATAGAGTTAATAACTTTTTAACTGATACTGACGCGTTCTATATCATTACAGACGTACCGAATGGTATGAAAATGTTCAATCGTGCACCATTGACAACTGCAATGGAAGGCGACTTCGATACTGGCAACGTTAGATACAAAGCTAGAGAAAGATACTCATTTGGAGTATCCGACCCTAGAGGTATCTTTAGTTCACCAGGAGCGTAAAGAAAACATTAGAAGTGAGGCCGCCTTAAAACGGCCTCATTTCGCTTATAAAGATAGAGAAACATATGAAAAACTTTCGAGTCAAAATTTATCACGACGGCTATTTTGCCGATTTTAATCTCCTAGCAGAAGACACTAAGGAAAGTGTCGAGAAATCAATCCTTGACAAACTAGGAAAAAATGATGTAAAGTTCGAATCTGATGGATTTACCCGTGGTAAATGGATAACCTATGAGGAGGTTATAAATGACGGAAGACCTGTACAACATGAAAAAGTCCTTGGAACTCGCGTGGCAACACGAGCATCTGAAGTCAGGGAAGCATAACATTCGTATGATCGAGATAAATAAACAGATCCAGGATGTTATAAAGCAGATCATTGCTCGAGAATTTGAAGAAGACACGCGTCTTACTAAAATAAACGCGTCCAAGCCTGAAGTTTCGATAGCCACTTAAGCGCTATCAAAAATCAATTTTTTCCCTAAGGATACCTTGCACTCTTTTCAAAAAAGAGCTATAGATAAACTACTATACAATTATTAATTAGATCTAGACGCAGTATAGTCGACGGCCTAGAGACTAGATCTTACAAACTAGGAGGATAATATGGGCACAACAACCTTTTCGGGTCCAATAAAAGCGGGCACGATTTCAAATACAACTGGAACCACTGTTGGTACTGACATGAAAAATGTTGGTCAAGTGGTGATGGGTCAATCAGCAAGCTTTGATTATGGAGATACTTCAGCGACAAGCACAAGTATTATAATCCCTGCTAATTCTCAAATCGTATCAATTGATGTGAATGTTCAAGTAGCATTTAACGGATCAGGTACTAATTTGATAGATATAGGGGTCGTGGGAAATCCCGATTTATATATTGATGGATTATCAGTAGCAGCTATTGGAAAAATTGCACAAGCTACCACAGCTTTAACTGCTAATTGGAAAGACATTGGAACATCTGATGTTAGAATACAATTACAAGTAACTGATGGCGGTGGAGATGCAAGTGCAGGTACTGCAACGTTTACAGTTAATTATTTACAAAATAATAACTTAAGCTAATAATTAATGTGAGCTCCTTCGGGAGCTCACAATTAGGAGATAAAATATGAGTACATATCCAGTAGATATAAAAACTGTTAATATTACCACTGCTACAGATACTACAATTTTTGATGGTCCAGCTAGAATTTTAGGACTTTCATGGGTTGTACCTACGAATGTTGGAGTTGGAACAATAACAGTGTTGGATGATACTACCGCAATGTGGGTTGTTAATACACCAGCTACAAATACTACGAGTCACAAAACTCCATCTCATGGAAGCATAATGCTACCAGGAACTGGAATTAGAGCTAATACAAGTTTAGAAGTAACAAACGCAGTAGTAACACATGTAACGGTTTATTACGGTTAGGAGGTAACCATTGCCTAACACCACTTCCGATAGTTATACATTTGGGAAAACTTTTACGATTGCCGATATTATTGAAGAAGCTTTTGAACGTGTAGGTTTCCCTAACGTTTCAGGTTATCAATTAAAAGCGGCAAGACGCTCACTCAACATTCTTTTTCAAGAATGGGGGAATCGAGGATTGCATTATTGGGAAGTAGGAACTTTAAATCTTACTTTGACCCAAGGAGAGAAAGAATTTAATTTTTATAGATATCCTTCGGATATGCCAACGACTGGCGCAACAGCTTTACAAAAATCTAACGGACTTAATACCACTCTAGATGGAGCTATTGCTACCACTAGTGCTACGAGTGGGATTACTTTAGATTCTGTTACAGGAATGAATAATAAAGGTACTATTCGAATCGGTACTGAAGACATAACCTATGTAGGTTTTAGCAGTAAAGAATTAACGGGTGTAACGCGAGGCGCTCATTCAACAACAGCAGCAACTCATTCTGATGAAGCTGCGGTTACTAATTATATTCCAGGTTTCTCGGACATTGAACAATGTTCTTTACGAACAAACATAGGAGCCAATACTCAATCGGACGCTGCTTTAACTAAAGTGGACCGTTCTACTTATTCAGGCTACTCTAATAAAGAATCAGAAGGCACTCCTAGTAATTATTGGGTTCAACGTTTTACAGATCGTGTGACCATGACTATTTATCCAACACCCGATTCAAGTAATGCAGATAAAACATTACACATTTATTTTGTTAAAAGAATTCAAGACGCAGGAACGTATTCCAATGCGACGGATGTTCCTTATCGTTTTATCCCTTGTATGGTTTCAGGACTCTCTTATTATTTATCTCAAAAATATAGAATGGAAAAAACACAAGCTTTTAAATTATTATATGAAGATGAATTAGCAAGAGCTTTACAGGAGGACGGATCAGCAGCGAGTACTTATATAACACCCCAAGCTTACTATCCAAATATCTAATGCCAAAATATGCTTCAGGAAAACATGCACTAGCTATCTCAGATCGTTCGGGTTTACAATTTCCGTGGAAGGAAATGGTAACGGAATGGACGGGAGCCTTTGTTCATGTTTCTGAATACGAACCTAAACAACCTCAATTAAAACCAAAAAATTTAAGCGCTGATTCTATATCTTTGAGCAAAGTAAGACCCGCTCGAACAGAAAATGCAGTCGCACAATTATTACCTAATAATCCATTTACAACTTATGCAGCAGCATCGAGTGTTATTAATGTTAATTCTCCAAATCATGGATTAACCAATGGAAGTACTTATAGATTCAGGGGGTCTCCCTCTACTTCAGGATATGCAAACCCAGCTTCCTTTGATGGAATTGCGGGTTCTAATATTGCAAAAGCCGCAGGCTATGCTATTACTACAGGTAAATATGTGAGTGCCGCTCGAGACACGGATTATACAACTAATTGGTTTTATTTCACAGTGGATACGAGTACGGCTACCACAGGAGATGTAATAGGAGGAGGTTTTCCAGTGTCCGTTGGACCAGCAACTTTATCAGCATAATGGCATATACATTCGCAAATTTAAAAACAGATATTAGAGGTTATACGGAAGTCGATGATACCGTTTTAACGGATGCTATTTGTAGTACGATTACTAAAAACGCAGAAAATAGAATTTATAGAGAGGCAGATAATGATGACAATCGATTTTATGCTACTTCTACTTTAACCGTTGGTAATCGATACGTAACAATTCCAAGTGATTTAAGAATTATTAGATATGCCCAAGTAACCAATTCAAATGTAACACCTAGTGTGAATGTTTATCTAGAGAAAAAAGATACTTCTTATATGACCGAATACTACAACACACCTTCAACAGCTTCAGGATTACCTAAATATTATGCTAATTGGGACGCTAGTTATTGGGTCGTGGCGCCGACTCCTGATGTAGCTTATGCTCTTACTTTAGCTTATATTAAACAGCCCTCAACTATTACAGCATCCGATTCAACAACAACTTATCTGAGCAATAAATATCAGGATTTACTTTTGTACGCTTCTTTGTTAGAAGCATATGGATACTTGAAAGGTCCGCAAAATATGGTACAATACTATCAGCAGTCATATCAGCAGGCTTTACAATCGTATGCGATCGAACAACAAGGTCGTAGACGCAGGGACGAATACCAGGATGGGGTCATTCGAACACCTCTTAAATCAGAACCACCAACACAGGATTAAATATGGCAAATATTATACCAGACGCATTTAAATTAGAATTGTTATCAGGCACGCATAACTTTGCAGATGGAGGAGATACTTTTAAGATTGCTTTGTATGTAACAACCTTAGGTCCGCCCTATACAACATCATCAACCGTTTATAGTACCGACAATGAAGTAAGTTCTGCTGGTACGGGTTATGCGACAGGAGGACAAACATTAGATTCTCAGGCCGTGAGTGTTCCAGGAAGTAATACCGCTGTCGTAGATTTTGCAAACGAAGTTTTTTCTAGCGTAACATTAACTTCCTTAGGTGCAGCTATTTACAATTCTACTAACAGTAACAAACTTTGTTTGGTCATCGATTTTGGCGGAGCTAAAGTTGCAACTTCAGGAGATTTTACAATTCAGTTTCCAGCGGCTGCAGCGGCCACCGCAATTATACAGGTAGCATAATATGGCATTAGTAATAAATAACAGGGTAAGAGAAACAACTTCAACAACAGGCACGGGAGCCGTGACTCTGGGAGGAGCTGTCGGAGGTTTTCAAACCTTCGCGGCTGGAATTGGAAATAGTAATACGACTTACTACGCCATTTCAATAAACAGTGAATCTGAATGGGAAGTAGGATTAGGAACCTTAAATGGAGATAGTTCAACCTTAACCCGAACTACGGTTTTAGAAAGTTCCAATAGCGATTCAGCGGTCGATTTTTCCGCAGGCTCAAAAGAAGTTTTTTGTACATTACCCTCAGAAAAAGCAGTTTATTTAGATGCAAGTGATAATCAGGTAGGAGGCTTTGCTAGTCTTGTTGCTGATACCACACCGCAATTAGGCGGAGATTTAGATTTAAATTCAAACAACATAGATTTTCCAACAACAGCAAATATTTCAGACTGTCTTGATGAAGATGCTATGGGTTCAGATAGTGCAACTAAATTAGCAACACAACAATCAATTAAAGCATATGCCGATACAAAATTAGCCAATGTTTCAGAAGATACAACACCTCAACTTGGCGGTAATTTAGATTGCAACGGAAATGACATAGTTTCAACTTCCAATGCCGATATTGATATTATTCCAAATGGAACAGGCGATGTTAATCTTGGAGCAGATACAGTTCAAGTCGGTGATAATGATGCCGATGCAACAATCACTACTCAAGGTACTGGAGATTTAATTTTAAATACCAATAACGGATCTAATGCTGGAAATATAACATTACTTGATGGTGCAAATGGAAATATTAAACTTTCACCTAATGGAACAGGTGAAATACTTGTTGGAGCTGGAGATGCGACTGGAGACATTACTACTAATGGTGCATACGATTTAATTATAGACACTAATGAAGGAACTAATGCTGGTAATATTACTTTAGCTAATGGCGCAAACGGAAACATAGAATTTACCAACAATGGAACAGGCGTTGTTAAATTTAATGATGCAGCTTATTATCCAGAAGCAGATTTAAATTTTGATGCAACACAAGACTGGGATGTTCAAGCATCTCCAGTTGCGAAAGTAACTTTAACAGACAATGTAACTTTTGATGCACCATCAAATCCAACAACAGGACAATTTATTTCAATACTTTGTATTCAAGATAACACAGGAAGTAGGACTGTAGCGTGGGATGGAGTTTTTCAATTTGCATCCGCTGAAGCTCCGACAGCGACAACAACAGCAGATAAAGGCGATTTATTTAGCTTCAGATATAACGGAGCAAAATGGCTTTGTGTTGGAACAACGCTTGCCTTAACACTATCATAGGAATTTTATGTACGCATTAATAGAAAATAACGAAATAAAAGAAACATTCAGCAATATAAGAGCACTCAAGATTGGTGGTGTTCAATATCCAAAAAATATTTTTACTGTGTGGAGTAAGGAAAAAAAAGAAGCACTTGGTATTTATGAAATAGTACGTGATAATTCAAACAAGAAAGATGATTCACTTTATACCAATACTGATGTTTCCTATGCCTTTGCAGATGGAAAAGTTACAGCAAGTTATGGAACTGCAAATCCAAAAGAACTAGATGATGTAAAATCTCAAAAGAAAGCAAGCATCCGACAACAGGCAAGTGAAATATTAACAGCTACCGACTGGTATGTTGTTAAGGCAACTGAAGTGGAAAGCTATTCCGTTCCAGAAGCGGTAACAACCTATCGAGCAGATGCAAGAACAGCATCAAACGACATGGAATCTAAAATAGATGCCTGTTCAACGGTTGATGAACTTGCGGCTTTATATGTCTATACAGATGGAACAAGACCATTAGGTGAATTTCCAGACCATGGAATTGAGGATTTGTTTTGGAACACGTTGCAGGGCAACTTAACCCATATCAGATGAGGTCGGTTTAATGTTTCCTATCATACCAGCAAATAGTGTAGCAGCAGATTCAGGAAACTCTGAAGGAATTTTTGGTTATGGTCGGTATACAACAGCAACTAATTTAGTTTCTAATGCTGGAGTAGTATCAACCGATGTTACAGGAGTTGGTACTTATAGAATTGAACTATCGGCATGCGAATACGGTGGGGATAAAGGAATTTTTGGTTATGGTATTGGTGCTAGTCATTTTTCAATGACTAACCTAGTCTCCAATACAGGTGTTGTTTCAACCGATGTTACAGGAGTAGGAACTGCTAGACGTGGTTCAGCAGCATGTAGTTATGGTACCGATAAAGGAATATTTGCTTTTGGTGATACTGGTAGTGGTTATACAGGAGTGACCAATCTAGTCTCTAATACTGGAGTTGTTGCAAGTGATGTTGCAGCAGTAGCTACAGCAAAAGGTTATGCATCGGCATGCGAATACGGTGATGACAAAGGAATATTTGGTTATTGTTATATTGCTGCTATATCCGCTGCTACTAATTTAGTATCCAATACAGGCGTTGTTTCATCTGATGTTACAGGAGTAGGAACTGCTAAATATGCTGGAGCAGCATGTTCTTATGGTGGAGATAAAGGAATATTTGGTTATGGTTATAATGGTAGCAGTAATGATTCAACGACCAATTTAGTGTCCAATGCTGGCGTTGTTTCATCTGATGTTACAGGAGTAGGAACTGCTAGGTATTATCTAGCGGCATGTGAATACGGTGGGGATAAAGGAATTTTTGGTTATGGTAGTAGTGCTTCATCAGTAACCAATTTAGTATCCAATACTGGAGTGGTGGCATCTGACCAAGCCGCAACTACTGGAACAGGTAGAGATAGTCTAGCGGCATGTTCTTTTAATTAATATGGCACAAAAATTTAATTCAGAATTCAATTACCGATACCAAGTCATTGGATGTACGCCTTGGGAAAAAATCAAGACATTAAAAGGATTTCTTGAAGGCAGAATAAGAGCAATGGCACTTGAAGAAGTTGGCAAATTAAAACATCAGGCAAAACTTTCAAAGCTAAAACATCTACAGAATAGTGGAAACGGTCTGGAGCATGAAATTTTAGAACTTAAAGCAGAGATTCTAGAAGCTGAAAGCCATGAAGCAACTTTAAAAGAAGCCTTTGAACTTACTAAAGATGAAATTAAAATTCTAAGAAAACTACTGAAGGAACTTTATGTTCTTGCAGAACCTACAAGGATTGAAGGTTATACCGATGAAGAAATGTTCGAGGCAAATGCTGCCAATGAATTTACGGTTGATATTGGTAGAGAAATTCAAGCTGAAATGATTGCTAATGGCAGACCGTCACCAGCTAAATTAAGAAATGCAATGAGTAATCCTCACACTTGGAACGCATTAAAACAGGTAGGATTAATACCTAAAAAGACAAAAATACTGGAAGGCAATACAAATCCACAATTAAAAATAGAACTCAAAGGAGTTGAAGATGAAACTGTATAAATATGCCTTCTACATCAGTAATTAAATGTGAGGCTGTTTATAAAATTTTTGGAGCAGGTGCAAAAAAAATGCTCCAAGATGTCAATGGAAATGTTGATGCCAAAACTTTACAGGAGGCAGGTTGCACCGTAGGTGTTAATAATGCTTCTTTTGAGGTTTCAAAAGGAGAAACGTTGGCTGTGATGGGATTATCTGGTTCTGGAAAATCAACCTTACTTCGATGTATATCAAGAGTGACGGAGGCTACGGCAGGCAAAATTTTTATTGAAGGTCAAGATTTATTATCTTTAAAAAATAAAGAACTCATTGAGTTAAGACGAAATAAAATGGGAATGGTTTTCCAAAGATTTGCTCTCCTTCCTCATAAAACGGTATTAGAAAATATTGCTTTTCCTTTACAAATTAAAGGTCTCGAAACTCAAGACAGTATTAAAAAGGCTATGGACATGGTTAAGATTGTTGGTCTGGATGGAAAAGAAAATTATTTTCCAAGAGAATTATCTGGAGGTCAACAGCAAAGAGTAGGAATTGCCAAATCTTTAGCGGTTGAACCTGATATTTGGTTTTTAGACGAACCTTTTTCTCCTGCTCTTGATCCATTAATCAGAAAAGAAATGCAAGATGAATTTTTAAGACTGCAAGGTGCTTTAAAAAAAACAATTATGTTTGTCACGCATGATTTTGATGAAGCTCTTAGGATTGCAGATAGAATAGCAATAATGAAGGACGGTATAATAGAGCAAATAGATACTCCAGCCAAAATTGTTAAAGACTGGTTAGATTTTTTTTGTAGTAGGAGTACAAGATACAGTTGCTCCAGACAAATAACCGAATAGATAATCAACAAGGACCTAACTATGACAAAAATTTTAGCTTTAAGTGGCTGGGATGAAGTAGTATAAGTGGATTTATGTTAGGTTTATCAGCATTCGCAGAGACAACTTTTGGAGCTAAGGCCCTAGTTGAAGGGAGTGGAGTTACTGTTACAGGGAGTGGAGTTACCATTTCTCAGGGAACCTGTACTTATACCAGGTTAAGTAGTATGAGTGGATTTATGTTAGGTTTATCAGCATTCGCAGAGACAACTTTTGGAGCTACGGCCCTAGTTGATCTTGATGTTACAGTTACTGTTACAGGGAGTGGAGTTACCATTTCTCAGGGAACCTGTACTTATACCATCTCTGGAAGCGTGTCCCCTGATGGCAGCGGCATAACAATTTCTTCTGGCGCAGGTGATGTGAATGTGATAACGTGGAATCCAATTGATCCAGATGCAAGTCAAACATGGACCAATATAGACCCATTATAGGAGAATTATGGCATCAACATATACGACAAATTTACAATTAGAAAAAGTAACCACAGGCGAAAAAGCTGGGTTATGGGGAACCGTTACTAACACCAATTTAGAAATCTTAGAACAGGCATCCAGTGGCTATTTAGCAGTGGACGTAGCTTCAGGCGATGTTACATTAGACCTGGACAATGGATCTACTTCCAACGGAAAAAATTTATTTTTTAAACTAACAGGAACCCTGGCTGGCAACCGACAATTTATTATGCCTACTACGGCGGAAAGAATTTATATTGTTAAGGATGCAACTACACGATCTTCAAGCAATTATACTTTAACCGTTAAGACG